TTGATACAGGAAGTATTACATTAACTACCACGGGTGCAACAGGACCACAGACTAGTGGAAATATATTAATTACTACATCTGATACTACTGGCAATGCATTAGGTGGAAATTTAACTTTAACAACAGGGGATACTTCTGGTCCAAGTGGTGGGAGTACAGGTGGAAATTTAACTTTAACAACAGGAAATGGATCAGGGGTTGCTGGTGTTAATGGTGGTACATTGTCAGTAACAACTGGTAATTCTACACGTAATTTAATTCATGCTCCTAATATCGTTCTTACTACAGGAGCTTTGCAATCTAATACAGCTCGTCCACAATTGTTGTTGTCATGTGGTGACATGGTACAGGATGCAAGAGGGGCAGATATTTTACTTACCAGTGGGAATGTTTCGGTAGCAGGAAATTCCTCTGGTGGAGGTATAACTTTAACATCTGGAACTACCCCATCAGGAAATAATACATCTGGTGGAGGTATAACTTTAACATCTGGAGATTCGGGTGGAGGACAGGATGCGGGGGGTAGTATTACTCTTACTTCATTTACACCAGTTAATGGTGGAAATATAATACTTACAGGCTCAGGTGCAAATTTTGGACAAATTGGAGTAGGTACTTCTATTCCAGATGCTTCTGCCTCTTTGGATATTACTTCTACAACTCGTGGTTTCTTACCTCCTAGAATGACTGTTGCACAAATGAATGCAATAGGTACACCAGCGGCTGGTCTTATGGTTTTTACAACTGATACACACCAGTGGATGGGGTGGAATAATTCTGCTTGGGTCATATTAGGGTAATACAAATAGATTTATAAGAGAGGAAAATTATGGGAACATTTTTTCACATAGATGGATTAGGTAATCTTACAACAGCAGGATCAATTACTGCTGGTGGAGGTATTACATCTACTAGTACAACAGCAGGATTTTTATTGCCTAGCATGACCACTACTGAGAGAAATGCTATTATATCTCCTGCTATAGGTCTTGAGATCTATAATACGACTACCAATCAGTCTGAATTTTATAATGGGTTAGTCTGGAATCCAGTTGGTTTAAATGTAGGTGGTGTAACATCAATTACAGGTACAACTAATGAAGTTATTGCTTCAGTTAGTACTGGTAGTGTTACTTTAAGTCTTCCACAAGCTATTGCTATAACATCTTCTCCTACATTCTTAGATCTTATACTTACAGATACAATTTCTACTACATTGTTATTAAATAATAGTGGAGGAGTTACTTTAACTACTGCTAATTCAGGTTCTGCTGTTACAGGTGGAACTTTAACTCTTACATCAGGAAATGTTTCTAGTGTAGGATCGGCTACAGGTGCAGATATTCTTTTGACAAGTGGAACCACTACTACTTCGGCTACTAGAGGTGGAAGTATTACACTTACTTCAGGTATCAATGGTGGTGGCGGTGTTGGGGCACATGGTGGAAGTATTACACTTACTTCAGGTGGAGGATCTGATTATCAAGCTGGTGGTAATATTACTCTTTCTACTGGTGACATAGGTGGTTCAAATCAGACTATGACAGGAGGTAGTATTACTTTAACTTCTGGTAATGCAACAGGACTCTATTCTGCTGCTGTTGGTGGAGGATTAACTCTTACTGCAGGAAGTGCTGGAGCTGGTGGATCAATGGGGGGTTCTATATTATTAACTAGTTCATCTACTATTAATGGTGGTGCTAGTAGAGGAGGTAATATTACTCTTACTTCTTCCTCTCCAACGAATGGTGGTAGTTTGTATTTAACAGGTAGTGGAACAAATAAAGGACAAATTGGTATTGGAACTTCTACACCTGATGCTTCTGCTTCATTGGATATCACTTCAACTATTCGTGGTTTTCTACCTCCTCGAATGACTACAGTACAAAAAACAGCTATCGTTTCTCCTGCTACTGGATTGGTTGTTTATGATTCTACTTTGAATAAATTAAGTGTTTTCACAGGTGCTCTATGGGAAACAGTCACTTCAGCATAAACTAGTTTAAAAAGGTAAATAACAATGGCATTTTACGGATCGGGAATTTTATATGGATCGGGAAGTTTTTACATTGGGGCAACTACTTCTGCTGCTCAGGGTATCCCTATAGATTTGAGGTTTTATCGTACCTCAATTGATTCAGTTTATACCTTTTGGTTTGGCTTTGATCCCGCATTTATTACTCCTGCATTAGCTGCAGCAAATTTTGATTTGCAATTGGATACTGTCTCAACATTCAATTCTCCAAACTTAATTACTTTTAATTCATCTGGGCTATATGGCTTTCCCTCACCCATTACCTTTCAAAATGGTAATGTACGAAAAGGTCTTACTGTTCCTGTTGCTGCACGTATAAATGCAGTAGTTCAAACTTGGTATGCAAGAGTTAGAACTCATACAGGTTCTTTTATTTCAGCGTGGTCTGCCACATTAACTTGGACTATTCCTCAATCAGTACAGCAATCTTCTGCAGAAGCTTTGATGGAATCTTTGCCTGATTATCATGTATATGGCAAAGGAGATCTTTTAAAACCTGTTTCGCAGCGTAATACTAACTTATGGCAAGTTGAGAATATGTATGGAAATCAGTTAGATCAAGTCTTTTATGCTAATTTTCTTACTCAGACAGATAACTACGTTGATATGTGTGTCGATGAGAATTTAGCTGAAAATTTTGGTGTGATGTTCAATTTCCCTAAACCAAATAGTATGCAGTACGTAGATTATCGTTGGATTTTGATGAATTTATATTTGGCTTCTTTAGTTGGTGGGACGAATGAAGCTGTTATTTTAACGGTGCAGTCATTTACGGGTGTTCCACCTATTATTACAAATATACGAGATTTAAATAATTTCGTTTTAACTACAACTCAAGATGCTCCAGAAACTCAGACACTTAATACAACTTCAATTATAAATATTATAGATGGTACTCATTTAGAAGTAACTTCTACAGTAGATTTAACACATTTAATTGTTTCTTCTACTACAGGCATGAGTCCTGGGGATACTATTGTACAAGGATCTAATACTACAACTATTGCTTCAGTAATAGATGGTACTCATTTAGTTGTTGGTAATACAGCTGGGTGGGTTACTGGTAATGCATTAGATACAACCGTCCCTGTTTCTTTTACTGTTACTAGGGTAGAAAATGGTTGGGTTCCTGGGTCTGCTTTAGATACTACAGCTTCTGTTCCTTTTACTGTTACAGATGTGGAAGATAGCACTCATTTAATTGTTTCTTCTACTGCAGGTATGTTTAACGGAGATACAATTGAGGAGTCTGTATTTTATACTTCATCTCCCTTTACCTCTGAATTGGTCGTGGAAGACGTTACTAGCGGCCCTGTTCTTAATCCCATTCTACTTACAGCATCTACTTATGCTGTTTTGGGAGATACTGCAGTTACAAATACAGGAAGCACAGTATTAAATGGAGATTTAGGTATTTCTCCAGGAACATCTGTTACAGGTTTCTTTGTAGCAGATGGTGGTCCTGGTGTTATTACAGGATCTTACCATAATGCAGATTCTGCAGCAGCACAAGCCCATACAGATGCTACTACAGCAGCAGCAACATTGACTGCAATGGGTCCTGGTACTGATATTAGTTCTACAGACTTACATGGATACACAGCTACTCCTGGTGTTTATTCAGCTTCTGCAGCAGGAACTTGGACTGCTACTGGGAATCTTACTCTTAATGGGGCAGGAACTTATGTATTCTTATTCGGAACTGCTCTTACAGTTGGTGCGAATTGTGATGTAGTTTTAACAGGGGGAGCTACTGCAGATAATGTTTACTTTATAACTGGAAGTACTTTTACATTTGGAGCTAATGATACTATTAATGGAACTATTTTAGCGGGTACTTCTATTACTTTTGCTTCTAATAGCGTTCTGAATGGTAGGGCTCTTACATATGGTCCTTCTGGTACAACTGTTACATTCCCAAGTGCAGGATTAGTTACTGTCCCAGTAAGCATCGTTCCAGGTTCAGGATTGATTGTTCCACCATCCAATTATACAACAAATGGGGCATTGGGATATTGGACTATGCTTGTCCCAACAACAAATACGTTACAAGCTATATTTGATGTAGGCAATCCTATTAAAATATTCAATGCCTTACAAGGAGCAACTGCCTTAACAGGTCTCGTATCATTTACAAATGGAAGTGCTACGGTTACAGGTGGTGGAACTTCCTTTTTATCTCAGTTATCTATTGGAGATCAGATTACAGATCCTACTGGGATTTATTTAGGTACAGTAAAATTAATTACAGATAATACTCATCTTACGTTAATAGATGCATGGGTAGGACCTACAGAAGTAGTAACAGCGTCTAGATTACAGTATACAGAAACTCAACTTCCAATTCCAGTTCTATGGGATTCAGCTACATTAGCTTTTGGAGTACTTATTACAATTGTAAATCCAGGAAATTTTCCATTATATTAAAATTAGGAGACTTATATGACAGAAATGAATAGTAGCATTAAGTTACATGGCAGTGTTCGCAAACAGCTCTTCAACGAAGAGGGCATATGTATTTATGACCATACAGATCATAACCTTGTGGTAAATGTGGGTCTTGCTTATGTTGCTAATTGGCTTATTGCAGCATCACACTCAGGTTATTTTATGCAATATGTTGGATTAGGAACAAGTGCTACTGCTCCTACACCAAGTGATACAGCCCTTAATGCCGAATTTTCAGGTGGTGGATATTCCCGTCAAGTAGGTACTTTAACAAGTCCATCTTCTGCTGTATGGCAGAGTGTATCAACTTTTGGCCCAGGAAATGCAACAGGAACTATTCAAGAGGCGGGTCTTTTTAGTGCTGGGACTGGTCCAACCATGTTTGCTCATACCCTTACTGGATCAATTGCAAAAGGATCAAGTGATACATTTGTTCTGACTTGGCAAGTAGATTTTTCTGCTTAATTATATTAGGAAATTTTAAAAGGTAATCTATGGCTATTACATTAGTCCAACATACTTCTATATTTGGAGCTACACCACCAGTTCATATTCCTATTGCAGCTTCTGGAAGTGGGAATGTAATTCTAGTATTTATTCATGGTGGTACTACTAGTGTGTCTGATAATATTGGAAATACTTATATAGATTTAGGTCTCAATACTAGTGGCACTGCTGGTCATGCTTGGTATACATATAATTCTATACCTGGAGCAACGTCAGTTATACTTACGGGGGGTGGGAGTACTGATGCATGGGTCCTTGAATATTCTGGAGTTGCTACAATAAGTCCAGTTGATACAACAGGGCTTATTTCCACGGCATCAGGAATTGTGAAAGGGCCAAGTTTAACTAACAATTATTCTGGTTCAGTATTAGTTTCTTTTTTTCTTAGAGGTAATCCTTCGGGCATCACAGGAGTACAAAGTCCATGGTCGGCAGTGTCAATTGACACAAATATTTCATTTGATGGTAGTTTTGGAGTAGCAGATTACTTACCAGGGGCTACTGGAACATTTCAAGCTATTTTTACACCAACAGAAAGTTCCACATTTAGTTCTATTGGTGTAGCTTTTCGTCCCCCTCTTCTTCCTATTACTTTGACTTTAATAGACTCAGTATCTTTGAGTGATACTGAGGTAAATGAAAACGAAAAAACATTAGTTGATTCTATTGTATCCTCAGATTCTATATCGACATCTTTGAATGGATCACATTTAATTATAGATAGTGTTATTGTATCAGATTCAGCTCCAGGTTCATTTTCGATTCAAAGTGATCATCTTGCACCAGTTACAATTCCTATTGTTGAACAATTAGTCAATCAATTGGTCCCAGCTAACGTGAAGACATATTTTATCATAGAAGAGTAATAAAGGAGATTCACATGAGTTCAGTAATTTTCAGTAACGCGCAAAGAATAATTGCAGCAATTTTTGATTGGCTACAAACTAGTAGCCAAGATCGAACAACTAATTTCATTACCGATACTTTTTCTCCTGGTATTGATAATGCTACTACAGCAGGAGAAGGATTTCTTGTTGTTCCTGGGAGTAATAATACAAGTGTTACTCCTTCTGTGAATGTTTCAGCCACTTCTCTTAACCCAGGTGGGATTGCCTATGATGCAGCAGGTAATAGAATTTATATTTCTCCAACGGATACTACTCTATATAATCCTGCAAATGTGACAGCTACTACCAATGATGGTCTTGGAAATTTTTTATCTACTCCTCAGTCTTCAGGTGTAGTAAATATTCCTGTGACTCAGGGGTCACAAAATTATCTTTGGATTGATTATCTTCCTACTATTAATACAGCTGCTTTTACAACTAATGAAATTACAAATGCTAAGATTTTCTATGAACAGACCGATGGTTACAACATTCAAGTAACTACTGTAAATGTTCCTCCAGATGCTAATTCTATTTTCTTAGCTTCCGTAAATATGACTGGTGGAGGTGCAGTAGCAAGTTCTAATATTTCACAAATTGGACGTACTTACATGAGTATAGATCCTAAAATGGTTCCGATAACCACACCGTTTAATAATGGATCAAATCGTACTCCTGCTTATACTCAAAATACTACCTATACACTTGATGCTCATATTAAATCGATTGGTACAGGAACGGGAATAAGTCCCACGAATCCGCATAATATGTCCCTAGGGGATTTAGGAATATCTGCTATTGATACTGTAGTTGGGCGTAGCCAGATTGAAGGTAATAATAATGTTATTATCACTACAAATCCTAATCCTGTTGCTTCTGCTATGGCTTCTTATATTAATGGTGTAACTTACGGTAGTGATACCCTTAATGTTTATGCTCTTTCAACTTACGGAGGTATTCCTGAATATGCCATTGTAAATGGTGCAGCTTATTCAGGGACCCAAATATTTGGTGTGGCTCTTACAAATGCAACTGTGCCATTCCCCGCTGTTTCTGGTTTTTATTATGTCTATTGGGATTCTGTTGCTCAAGCTTTTGGGGTATCAACATCTATTGCCGTTACAACGGATGTTACGAAGCTTTTACTTGCCTCTGTTACTTATACGTATGTGGGATCTACATTTCCACCAGATCACAATATTCTTTCTGGTTTAACAGATCTTAGACTTATTGGAGGTACAAATAGTTTATTGCAACGTTGGACTACAGTAGCAAGACCTGTAAATCCAGTAGTAGGGGAATTCGGTTTTAATACTACTCTTGGAATATTAGAATATTGGGATGGAACTGCTTGGCAACAGGTTGTTGAAGCTTCTGCAAATGGAAATGTTCCATCTGGAGCTATGTTAGATTTTGCGGGAACTTCTGCAAGTATACCAACTGGTTATCTTCCTTGTGATGGTTCAGTTGTATCTCAAGCAACTTATGCTAATTTATTCGCCGTCATTAATACAATATGGAATACAGGTGGAGAAGGGGTCGGAAATTTTAGACTTCCTAATTTTCAAAGAAGTGTTGCTGTCGGATCTGGTGGAACGAGAACTACTGAATTGGGTAATCTAGTTGGTAATACAGGTGGAGAAGAAACCCATACCTTGACAATACCTGAGATGCCTTCCCATAATCACGGAGTATCAGATCCAGGGCATCATCATAACCCAGCTGGCGGTGGTAACTTCGTTTCCTATCTTGGAAGTAGTAATACAATTGGAGGTTTGGTGGGAGGAAGCCAGAATACAATAAATAGTAACACAACAACTAATGTAACAGGTATTTCAATACAGAATGCTGGTGGTAGTGGTCCTCATAATAATATCCAGCCTAGTATTATTGTGACAAAAATTATAAAGTATTAAAGGAGTATAAAATGAGTGATTCAATTACAAATTGTGTTGTATATAAAAATTTAGATGGGTCTGTTCAAAGTTATAATGTTACTTTTTCATTTGATGGAGTAGTTGTTCCCTCTTCAGTTAGTGCCATATTTGTTGGAAGTTCTACAATGTCGAATCCTTCAGATTTAACTGAGGCTAAGGAATTAGCGTGTCAACAAGCAAGTGCAGTTAAGGCATTGTATTCTACGGCAACATCAATTACTACCTTGAATGGCCCAGTTTCTCTTTAAGGAGAACTACTATGCATAAATTTACCTGGAAACCAGATCTACCTGATTTTCGTGATCTTACGTATAAGGCTATCCATAAGTACAGCCTTTATGAACTTCCAGTAGCAGCCGATTTACGTTCTAGCTGTTCTCCTGTTGAAAATCAGGATCAGCTAGGCTCTTGCACAAGTTTCGCTTTGGCTGGAGCCCTTGAATTCTTGGAAGAGAAAGCTCTTTCAACAAAAACTGCTTCTGCTGAGATTCTTGCTTCTACCTATACTCCTTTTTCTCACCTTTTCATTTATTATAATGAACGTGATATGGAAGGTGACGTAAATGAGGATGGAGGTGGGCAGCTTCGAGATGGAATTAAGACATTGGCTACCCTTGGAGGCTGTTCAGAGCTTACTTGGCCCTATGATGAGTCTAAAGTGTTTGATAAGCCCTCCGATGCATCTTATCAGGAAGCTCTTCAGCATAAAATTACTTCCTATCTTAGTTTGAATTCTATATCTGATATGAAGCATTGTCTTTCAGATGGATTCCCTTTTGCATTCGGGTTTACCGTTTATGATTCCTTTGAGTCTCCAGAGACAGCTCAAACGGGTATCCTAAAGATGCCTACCTATACAGATAGTTGTGTGGGTGGACATGCAGTATTAGCAGTGGGATACAGTGATGCAGAGCAGATGATCATTGTCCGTAATTCATGGGGTTCAGGCTGGGGCTTACAGGGATACTTCAAGATGCCCTACCAATATATAACTAACGCAAATCTCGCTTCCGATTTTTGGACAATAAGGAGATAACATTATGGATTGGCTAAATTTGATTACAAAATTTTTCAGTGGATTTGTAACAACTAATGGAACTCCTGGAGGACAAATTAATATTCCAATTGGTCCATCTCCTGAGCCTAAGTTTGATGGTACAGATTTAAAACTTGTCAGAGATGCATATTCCGAATTTTCTACTCAGGGAAATCTTTTTATAAATAATATAGGGGAGTGTTTTACGATAGAATGCCCTAAAGAATCTTATGCAGGTTCACATGTATGTATTCCGTGTGGAACGTATGAGATTGAGTTGGTTGATAGTCCTAAGCATGGCCCTAATACTCCCCAGTTAGAAGAGGTCCCTGGAAGGTCACTGATCCAAATGCATTCAGCGAATTGGGCGATTAATCCAGAAACTAAGCAAGTATTTTTATTAGGTTGTATTGCTCCTGGTACGTTAAAAGATCCAAATGTAGTGTATAATTCTAAAATAGCTATGACTGCTATTATGCAAAAAGTTGATTGGACAAAACCAGTTAGAATCACAATAGTGGAAGAATAATTTTACTTACCTCAAAAATCCCTTGACAAATTAGTCCCCTTCTGTTATACTCCCTTTGAGATGCAATCCTTTAATTTTATCTGCATATCGTGCGGAAGCCAACTTCTCGAAACTGGCCTTCTTCTTTCTAGAGCTGGCCAATGCCCCTTTGTCTGTTGTGAGACATGCAGGACCCTTTATTATATTGATGCCTTAGAAAATTTTGATGGCAAAGCTATAATTGTTGTTGAACCTACTCGTCTTGAGCCTGAACAGGAATATGATATTATTCGGAATGCGGAGAAAAGAACTCCACTAAAAGAATATTTGGAAAAAGCAGAACAACCTGACGAAAAAAATATTAATCCTCATTTTAAGCAACAAAATTTGGGGATACCCGAAGAAAAAGATTTGAAAGCAGTCATTGAGGAATCGGTTACACCTTCAGACTTGATAAGAGGCTTAAAATGATTAAATGCTATAATTGTGAAACTAAAGTGGAGCATAAATTCAAAGATTGTTTAAGTGAAATGTGCAATTGCCCCTGTGTGAACCAAATTTATCAAATGGGAGAAAATTTGCAGGAAGAAGATATTCGAATTATCCATCCTAATTTTTTAAGTATAAATAATGGAGAAGATAAGCAAATTCCTAGTGTGGATAAGGAAATTTCAAAATTTACACATATTAGAAAATCAGAGTGGCTACCCAAGAAGAAGGATAAGAGATTTAGAAAGAAATAAAATTGATTACAATTAAGTCTGCAGAGCAAATAGAGTTAATTAAGAAGGCAGCGGAAATAGCGTCTAATACGCTATCTCTTCTGTCTTCTTTTATTATACCAGGGAAAACGGGTCTTGAGGTAGATGCTTTGACTGAAGAGTATATTAGAAGTATGGGAGGTATCCCATCAACCAAGGGATATGGAGGATTTCCTTATTCACTATGTTACGCTCGTAACAGTTCTGGCGTTCATTGTTTTCCTGATAATGAGCCTATAAATGAAGGTGATTTGGTTAAATTAGATCTTGTGGTATCGTATCAGGGCTGGAACGCAGATACGGCAATCAGTTTGGTTGTTCCTTCAGCCAAAAAAGAGGATCTAAATCTCTGTTATAATACGTATAGAGCCCTCCAAATGGGCATTCTACAGGCTAAAGCGGGTAATAAGGTGTCAGACATCTCGAAAGCGGTATTTGATGCTAGAAACGGCTGTGGGGTGGTCAGACCCTTTTGCGGCCACGGTATTGGAAAAGATATTCATGAAGGACCTTCTATTCCCAATTATGTAGTGCTCGAAAAGGATGCCTTATTAGTTGAAAATATGACCATTTGCATCGAGCCTATATTTACGGCGGGAAAAGAAGATATGTATTACAAGAAAGGAGAGTGGCCAACTTTTACTCTTGACCATAGCCATTTAGCACACTTCGAGCACACGATCCTAATCACTTCCAAGGGTCCAGAAGTATTAACTCTCCGAAAAGACGAAATTCTTCCAAAATAACCCTTGACAAGATAACAATGTTCTGTTATACTTAGAAAGTAAGAAAGGGAGGCACTACAATGACTAGAGAATTTCTGAAGTGTACATTCTGTGAAAGACCGCTTTCAGTTAATGTTGAGTTACGAGAAGAACTAGGCTTTATTTTGAAACAAGCTTGTCCTCTTTGTGGAGAAATTGCACTCCATTATATGGGGCAAGTTCGTCAGACTAATCTTGTTAGAGATGTTGTGAAACCTGCTTGCGACCTCCGTTGCACCTCGGCGGTTGGCCCGAAGTGCAGCTGCTTGTGTAATAATGTCAACCATGGGACTCATCGTTTGGTCGTATTCGATAAAGTTGTGGGAAAACTAGAGGTTGTTGAAAAGGATTTATTGAACGGAAATTTGGACTATTTAGCCAGGATCAAACGCATGGCCCTTGCAAAGAATAAAATCAAGGTGAATGTGATTACCTTCTTGAATTATCAGTATAGGGCTATTTTGGCTGAATCCAAGGAAAAGGGAGGCTGCTTCCATCTTTCTTCTGTGGATTATTGGAAATATCTTACATATAAAAAGACGCTCCAGAAAATAGACAAAATAGAAGACCTTAAGAGCATTCAACGTAAAATCAATTCTCTTACCCATCTGATTCCCACAATTGGAGATACGCTGCAATACTTAGAAGCTCTTAGTTTAAAGAAAGAACAAGAGGTGACAGTATGACTGAAATAGATCCCATAGTTAAATTAGCTACTGAAGTTCTTTCTTGGTGGGAAGATCATCAGTATGATACTGATACTGATGGTTGTGGAGAAGAATGGAATGTATATGATAAAGAGCCAACTTTTGTAACATTGGCAAAGAAGATTGTGAAATAGAATGACTATTCTTCTCACTTTCCAGGAACGCAAAGCATTGATTGATCAATTAGTAGCCCATGATATGCTCGAATTTTTTAAGCTTGCTATTGGAGAAGGAGTAGGAGATACAGGTAGGATCAGGAAGAATATTCGAAAGCTTTACAATAAATGTGATGATGCCAAATTGCTGAGTATTAAGGTTAAGGGAGAGTAATTATGAATAAGATTTATAATTTCTTGAATCGAGGAGATGTAGGATTTACCTTGATTGTAATTTCTATGATCTTATTTTTTAAGTGGGCATTCTGGTTGGTAAAAGTATCAGGTAAATAGTCGATTGTTTGGACCCATAGCTTAATTGGTAAAGCTCCTGCTTTATAAACAGGTGAGCCCCAGATCGGGGCATGAGTGTAGGTTCGAATCCTACTGGGTCCAGAGAATTTATTTATGTTACCTTGTAAATGTGGTCATGAAGCTGAGAAGCACAATAGATATGATTGGGTTTTTAATCCTGATCATGGGGTAGAAACTGTGGAATTTTGTCAAGATTGCACTGAACCATTTTCTATTGTAATGGTGTGTATAATCCCATGACTAATTTAGAATATTTGGAATGGAAGGCTAATGATACAAATAGAAATTCAGAACGTTAAATCCAGATTAATTGGGGATCTTGATCCTAAGATTATCTCTGCTCTTCACAATAAGCTATCAGCAGAGGTAGTTGGTTCCTATTATGCTCAACAGCGAAACCCCTATTGGGATGGTAAAAAACACTTTTTTACAAAGAAAGGAATGGCTTTTGCCACTGGTCTAGTTTGGATGGTAAGGGAGGTACTTGATAAGCATCACATTGAATATGAGCATGTTGATCTGCGGGTAAAGCCTAAAGAGCAATCTTCTCTTCCTTTGCATAATGTGACTCTTAGACCTTATCAAGAACAAGTGGTTAATGATTCTATTGAACAGCAACGAGCAGTGATTAGAATTTCTACAGGAGGAGGTAAGACTGTTTGCATGGCGGCATTAGTTGGAAAGCTCAATCTTACTACATTAATTTTGATTCATAGACAGGAGATTATGCAGCAGATTAAAGAAACTTTGGAACGGATACTTCAAGTTCCCGTAGGAATGGTAGGAGCAGGAGTAGTTGACATCAAGCCCATAACAATTTCTATGATTCAATCTGCTCATGAGTTAAAAGATTTTTTACCTACAGTAGATGTTTTGATGGGGGATGAGGGCCACCATGCCCCATGTGAAACTTATTGGCAAGTAGCACAGGAATGCAAGAACGCCTACTATAGGTATCTTTGGACTGGTACTGACTGGCGTGAGGATAATATGTCTATTCTTCTTGATGGTTTTGCTGGAAAGAAGAGGTGGGATATTAATGCTTCTAAATTGATTCAAGATGGTTGGCTTGTCCCACCAGAAATTTTTCTCTACGATTTTAAACACGAACGAAAGGCTAGAAAGGGGATATCCTATTCAGAAATTTATGGTGCTGAGATTACTAATAACTATGAAAGAAATAAACTAGTTGTTGATATAGCTATGAAAGCAGTAAAAGCTAACAAGAGTACTTTGATCCTTATAAATTATATTGAGCATGGGGAAAATCTTTTAAAGATTTTAGAGAAAGTATATCCTGAAGCAGTATTTATTCATGGGAGTACAGAACCTGAGAAACGCTTAAAGGTCTTACAGGAGTTTAAGGAAGGCACTAGAAAGCTGATTATAAGTAGCAACATTCTAGGGGAGGGCGTTGACATTCCGAAATTAGAATTATTAATTACGGCGAGGGCAGAAGCTTCTACAATTGCAGCTTATCAGGCTTTGGGAAGAACCCTCAGACTTTCAGAGGGGAAGACAAAAGCTCTTATTGTGGATATTTGTGATAGTGGAGTGAAGTATTTAGAATCGCATACAAATTCTCGCATAAGCGTGTATTCTAAGGAACCTTTGTATAAGCTTGTTCCTGTACAGAATATTTCACAGATTATTTTATGATATTAGTTAATCATCAACAACAAAGACGTGACCATACTGAAGCGTATAGGAAATATGGAAGAGAATATGCTAAGAAATGGAGAAAGAAGAATAAAAGGCATCTTCATAAGTATCAGAAAGAATATCGTAGAACACATAAAAAGAAATTGACAAAGAAACAAAAGTTACATTTGCTGTTATGGCAGAGGCAACATAGGGAGAAAAATAAAAGGAAACTTAAAAAATATCGAAAAGCTTATTATAGAAAACATAAAAAACATCATAAAAGAATAATGAAAAAATGGAGTAAGAAGAATAGAGTTGCTCGTTTAAAACGTAGCAGGGAGTACTATCAGCAGAATAAAATTAGAATTTCCAGAAGGGATAAAAAGCGTTACAAAAGAGATAGGATTGAAATTTTACAGAGAGGAAAAAAGTGGCAAAAGGAAAATAGGCATAAAATAAATAAACATGCAATTGAAAGAAAAAAGAAGGATATAAATTTTAAATTGGCAGTCTCCCTTAGATCTCGATTAAACTCTGCCATTAGGCATAAAGCAAAGAAGGGTTCTGCAGTAAAGGATCTAGGTTGTTCCATAGAATTTTTTAAAAATTACATAGCAGCCAAATTCCATGGAGGTATGACCTGGGCTAACTGGGGCAAGGTGTGGCAACTTGATCACAAGAAGGCTTTGTTTAAGTTTAATCTTTCTAAGAGATATCAGTTATTGAAAGCTGTTAATTACAAGAATATGCAACCATTAACTAAGCCTGATCATAGACAGAAAACTAACAAAGAGATAAATGAATACTACAGATCCAAGAGGTGAACTTTGACTGAAGAATCCCTTTGTATCTGTGGTTGCTCTCGCAGAGTACATCACGAGATGAATTCAAAGGCTTGGGATAGATTTTATAAACAACTTGAGGTGTATAAAGACGATACTATGGATGGAAGAAAGGCATTTTGGAATGAATTTTTAACAAGTGGAACACAGGAAGAATGGAAATGTACTCAGTGCAATTGTGAATCCTTTAAGAGGGACAATTTGAGATATTTGGAAGAGAAAGCTAATGAAAAAACAAAGTAAACTGTGTAAATGCGGTCATTATGAGAGTAAGCATTTAATAGGTTCATGGCCTATCTGCATGTACTGTCAAGATAATCCTAATCATAAATTTGACTTGGATAATCTTTCATTATTGGAGAATAAAGCTGAGGATAAGGGGTTAATAAAGAAATCTAAGAAAAAAGATAAGCCCTGGTCTTGGCCCTATCAGCGTATGAGTGATGGACCTGAATACTCCTGTCCTCATTATATAGGGCATAGCAGAGGTATTCATGGATGTGATGGCTGCTGCAATGATCCAAATTTTCCTAAGAAATGATATGTTAAAACATATCAAAATAGATATAGGATTATATACTTTAGCATATATTTAAAATAAGTCTTGACAAGATAACAATCTGGGGTTATACTATATTATGAATAAAATTACTAAGCCCATGCTGGCCTGTACCTTAGAAGGAATGGATTCCATTGTGTTCCCTGTGCTTGCTACTCCAAAGTTGGATGGCATCCGTTGTCTGATCCAGGGTGGACAAGCTGTGTCACGTAACTTCAAGCCTATTCAGAATAATTATATTAGAGAGCAGCTTTCAAAGGGTCTGCCTGATGGATTAGATGGTGAGTTGATCCTCGAAGGCAAAGCATTCAATGAAGTCTCCTCAGCAGTAATGCGTGAAGATGGTCATCCTGATTTCCGCTACTACGTCTTTGATTATGTCTCAGGTGAGTTGGATCAGTCTTATATCAATCGTATGGGTAAATTAGATATACTTAAGTTACCATCCTATTGTGTTAAATTGATACCTAAAGCAATTCTTAACCTCGAAACTCTTTTGGCCTATGAGAACAAATGTGTTGGTGAAGGCTATGAAGGTGTGATGATTAGGACTCCTGATAGCCCTTACAAGTGTGGACGCTCTACCTCTCGTGAGGGTTATTTGCAGAAGATCAAACGCTTTACAGATAGTGAAGCAGTGATCCTGGGATTTGATGAACGTGAGCATAATGCTAACGAAGCGACAACGGATCTGTTGGGTCATACGAAACGATCCTCTCATCAAGAGAACATGGTTAAGACTGGTACGCTTGGTGCGCTGCGGGTGAAGGATGTGAAGACCCAGATTGAATTTAAGATCGGTACTGGCTATGATGATGCTCTGCGGCAGGAGATTTGGGACAACAAGGATAAGTACTCAAAGCTGCTGGTCAAGTATAAAAGTCAGGCATCTGGAGCTAAAGAAGCTCCCCGATTCCCAGTGTTTATAGGATTTCGAGATAAGAATGATCTATAAAGTCCTTGACAAGATGACAATTATCTGTTAGACTTAATTTGAGGGTTGGAGAGCGTAATGGGCTAATCGGTTGGCTCATCCTGTGAAATCAGGTTGCTACGGATGTGGGTTCAACTCCCACCTTCCCTCACAAATTTAAAGATGTAAAATAAATAATAGGAGATGATTAAATGAAAAAGTTACTTGCCGTACTAGCTGTGGCTTTACTATCGAGGTTTAGTTTTGCAGATCCTTCTACAATTGGAACACAGCCCCCTTCAGCGGGATGGAACTTTGGCAATGTGACTTATGGACAAGAGGGTGGATCTCTCATCCTGAATTCCTTGAGTGACCGTTATGGGATTGCACAATTTCAAACTGCAAATACCAATGGGCAGTCTACGCAGCTCCTGGGAACCAATGACTACATTGAAGAAAATGCAGTTAAGAATCAGTTGGCGATTGATGGATACACACAAGCCTATGACTACAATCCGAACGCCACAACCATCTACAATGGAGTTTACACAACTCCACTACCTACGAATGTTCCTCTTACTGAGCTATCATTCATGGGCCTGGATGGAGATCCTACGAAAATTCAGAATGTTTGGGTTCCTACTTCCGAGTATAATGCTCTTTCAGCTCAGGGGCAAGCAGCTAGTATTAGTACCTTGAATACTGGATTGGCTGCTACAAATAGCCAAGTTAATACTAATACAGCAGGTATCACTTCCATAAATAATATGAGTGATCCTACAACAGTGTTGAACAAAGCGGTTAATGGTAATACCGTAGCTATTGCAAATGAGACAGTACGAGCCACAACTGCAGAGAATACTCTGACTACTAACTTGAATCAGACAAATGCACAGGTTAATACCAATACGTCAAACATTGCTACACTTGGGACTGGTCTTGCTCAGACAAATACCCAGGTGAATGCCAATACAGCAAACATTGGGAATCTGTATACGGGTCTGAATAACGAAACAGCACGAGCTACAGGAGCTGAAGCTGGTCTGCAGAATCAGGTTAACGCTACCAATAACCGTGTGGATCAATTAGAGAAGGTTAAGGTCATGGCTGATATGACTGTTCGTATTTTGGATGCAAAGAAGTACACAGTTGGGTTCTTTGATATGTATGATGGCACCAATCAGCGTAATTTTGCCTTTGGAGCCCGTTTGACCTATAAGTTGGGTAAGAGCTATGAAGAAACACTGCTTGAGAAGCAGGAGAAGCAGATCGAGGCTCTAGAGAGAGTTTTAAACAAGATCGCTCAAAATTAAGCCTTGACAAGATAACAATATCATGCTATACTGGTTGTGGAGGTAATAGCCATGAGCTTTATAACTAACGACAATACATGTGAGTGTGGGCATCCGAAATCGAACCATGCTTATAACAACAAGTTCGAATCAACATGGTGTGAACTGAATCAGAAGGCGTGTGATTGTTGGAAGTATAAAGCAAGGCCTGTTGATAGACAAGATTTTGCATATGATATTAAGATTGTTAGAGGATTTTAACCTGGGAGGGTAATAACATGAATCGTAAACCGTATACAACAGCAGAGAAGGCTGCAATCGTTGCGAAAGGTGAAGTGAGGCTTGGCAAACAGCACTTCTGTGGACATGCAACGGAACCAATTACTCCTGTTGCAGTATTGCAAACATTGGAAGAAAAAGTTGAAGATGAAGAAACTAAGTTTCATGCTATGTACACTGACTTATTCGCTAAAGCGATTACTAATCTGCGGGATGGTCGGGATCTGAGGTGAAGATCCTAATTTCTATTCTGTGTTTAGGTCTATTGACTCCTGTGTATGCTGCAGAGTCATATCAGGACCTATCCAGGGAATATAATCAGGTCTATCGAGAGTTTCTTAGAAATAAGATTGAGAAGTTTCCTAAGAAAGCGACGATAGCGATTTTCTTGAAGGATGGAACGAGTGTAAAGGGAACCTTTGAAGGCTTTTCCAAGTATGACGATGGAATTTGGATTATGCCTCTGGGTAAGCATGGATTATTTGCAGATAAAGTCTATGACATTAGTGAGATCCAGGATGTTAGCATAATTATACTAAGGAGTATTTAAATGAGAGAAAAACTTCTGCTTGCCTTATTCTTTGTACTAGTGGTGGGGAGCTTTGCTGCTATTACTCTCTCTGTTACAAAGGTATTTGTTGCTAGTGTCAATAGCACAACAGCTAGTTATTTCCCTGAAGGAAATACTGGGATAACTGAGTAATCAAGGAGCTTTATGGCGAATAAAGGTGATAAGTTCTTAGCTAAGAGTATTGTTCCTCATTTAGAAGATCAGGCTGTAATATTTGAAGGAGTACAGGAAGTTGGGATTGATAGTTATCCTGATTTTGCTCTTTACACTTTAACAAAGCCAATAGGTTCGAGGCATGTTATAGGAAGCACATTGGCAAGAAATACTCTAGAAGATTGTGGATATATTCTT